ACGTCATCATTAACTATGACGGTGTGAGCATTGTTGAAGAAGAACTCAAGGCTGGTGGGTTTGACCTCATCATTATTGACGAATCCAATGCTTACAAGAACTCTAGGACTGAGCGTTTTAAAACGTTAAGAAGAGTAATCACTCCTGATACTTGGATATGGATGATGACTGGTACACCCGCAGCTCAATCACCATTAGATGCCTACGGCCTTGCCAAACTATGCGTACCCGCAAGAACCCCACACTTGTACACGGCGTTTCGCGATGTTGTGATGTATCAGTTCTCACGATTCAAATGGATCCCAAAACCGCAAGCCCAAGGCATAGTGCACAACCTTTTGCAACCTGCGATTCGCTTTGAGAAGAAAGACTGCATTGACTTACCTGATGTGACGCATACTTCGCGGTTCACTCCACTAACACCACAGCAGTCTAAGTACTACAAAGACCTCAAGAAAGAGATGCTGATCGAAGCAGTTGGCGATGAAGTCTCTGCCGTGAATGCGGCGGCTCAACTAAACAAACTATTACAAATCTCTTGTGGGGCTGTGTACACCGATACTAAGAATGTTATAGAGTTCGATGCGTCAAACCGATTAAACATTTTGTTAGAAGTTATTGAGGAGGCAAGTCATAAAGTTCTAGTGTTTGTGCCGTTCACGCACACGTTAGCTTTAATACAGGATTTCCTAACTAAGAATAAAGTAACGTCAGAGATTATCAATGGCTCTGTAAGCGTGTCAAAGCGTACCGACATCTTTAAAAGATTCCAAGAGCAAGATGAGCCACGAGTACTTTTGATTCAACCGCAAGCGGCGGCACATGGGGTAACCCTTACTGCGGCTAACGTAATCGTGTGGTACGCTCCCGTCACTTCGATTGAAACGTACTTGCAAGCAAACGCACGTATTGATAGGCCGGGTCAGCGTAACCCTATGACGATCGTACATCTTGAAGGTAGTCCAGTAGAAACAAAACTCTACAGAATGTTGCAAAACAAATTGGACTTCCACAACAAGATTATTGATCTGTATAAAAGTGAAATTAACTCTTGACAATGTCAACAAAAAGAGTATAATGATTTTCGTTGGTAGCGCGTAATGCGGGTTAGCGCCGCATCTTCCTCGTTTTGTGCAAATACATAGGAAGGACGGACAACACTGCTTTATGTGAGCGCGTTACCAACACCTATAAAAAATAATTTGGAGTGAGTATGGAATCAGATTTTTCTATTGAGAAAGTCGTCGAGGCTTACATTAAGATTCGCGACACTAAAGAAGCAATGTACGCAAAGTACAAAGCCGAGTCTGCCCAGTTAGAGGAGCAGATGACTATCCTAAAGCACAAGTTACTTGAGGTCTCGAAAGAGACTGGCGTGACTAGCTTTTCAACACCGCAGGGCACTGCGTATCGAACCGTCAAAGACCGCTTCTGGACTAATGACTGGGAAAGCTTCTATAAATTTATGCAAGAGCATGAAGCAATGGGGCTATTGGAGAAACGTATTCATCAAACGAATATGAAAGAGTTTTTAGAGAACAACCCCGATGTTGAACCTATGGGTTTGAACATTGATCGGGAATATGAAATCACCATTCGGAGGAAATAATGGACGAAGAATTGATGTTCCGCATGGAACGTGACCAAATGTACTACCGAGAGCGTGCGGTAGATCATGCGCTTGAGCTGAACAAACAGAACAAGCAATACGTATCAGTTGAAGAATTGGTACATAACGCAAATGTCTTTTTCAATTTTATTAAAGGAAAATCAAATGAGTAACGACCTCGCACTTTTCAGCACCAATCTACCTGACTACCTAAAGGAAGTCGGCCTCGATGACATGACCAAAGCACTTGCCGGTAACACTGGCATGAAGCGCATTTCCATCCGTGGTGGTGTGTTCCGCATGATGGTCAGCGGTGAGGAAATTGCAAAGAATGAAAACCGTGCAATGAACATTGTCATTGTGAACGGCGCAACCAAAGTGTCGCGTTCTTTCTACGCTGGTAAGTATGTTGCTGGTGAGACTTCACACCCTGACTGCTGGTCTAACGACGGCGAAAAGCCCGATGCAAGCATCGAGTACCCACAACACTCTTCTTGTGAAGGATGTTCACAAAACTTCAAAGGTTCTGGTCAAGGTGATTCACGCGCCTGTCGCTATCAGCAACGCTTGGCTGTCTTGTTAGCCGACGACGTTGGAGGTGATGTGTTCCAGTTGGTGTTACCCGCCAAGTCAATCTTTGGTCGCGGTGATGTGGACAAGATGCCGTTCCAGCAATACGCTAAGTATGTTGGCGCACAAGGCAAGAGCCTCGGCACTTTGGTAACAGAGATGCGTATGGACAGCGATAGCGATACCCCCAAGTTGACCTTCAAGCCCGCACGTTTCTTGACCAAAGAAGAGTGGTTAGTTGCTAAAGACAAAGGTGATAGCCCTGCCGCAAAATCCGCTGTCGTGCAGACACCATCACAGACCGACGGTGTTAAGCGCAAATCGATTGCCGCCCCTGCACCTAAAGCTGAGGTAGAAGACATACTGCCTGAGCCAACTAAGCGCACTGCTAAGAAAAACGCTGAACCCGCCCCTAAAAAGGAGTTCAATGATGTACTGAAGCAATGGACTGATGACGAGTAATGGATAACAGAGGTTACGCAACTCGAATCGTCCGCGCCAACCAAGAAGCAGATATTAAAAGTCCCGGCGTAAAGCTGGGGCGCTTCTGTATCAAGAAAGACTATTCCGTTCGTGAAGTTTCCGAGTACTTTGGAGTCAGCCGCATGACCATCTACAAGTGGTTTACAGGTGAGTGGATTCCACGCAAGGTACACGAAAACAAAATTAACGAAATGCTTTCAAAGGTTGGGTTTGTTCAGTAGCGTTCGGATGGGGCTCGCCGCGCCCTTCCGACGCATTTCTTAGAGGCGGCTATGACAAGAGCAGATTTACTGTCGACGGTGTTATCGTCTGACGGGTGGTACTGCGTGGTGGGTCTAAAGAAGACAGGCCACCCTCGACAAATATTTGTTGAGGACATGCAGGGAGTAGAAGATGCCGTTCAGACTTTGCTGGACGAAGGATTTGACGTTTACTTTGCGTGTGCAAAGTACGAAGAATCAGGTTCACGTACTAACGATAACGTGAAAAACATCAAGTCGTTTTGGCTTGATATCGACTGTGGAATAGGTAAACCGTACGCCGATCAAGGTGACGGACTAGCCGCGCTTAAAACATTCTGTAAAACTGTTGGCTTACCGAAGCCGACGATTGTGAACTCTGGTCGTGGACTGCATGTCTACTGGCCTTTGACTGAACCGATCTCTCGTAAAGAGTGGGTTAACACCGCTAAGCGTTTAAAAGTCGTGTGCAATCAGGAAGGGTTGGAGGACGATCCCGCTAGAACTGCCGATGCCGCATCCATCCTACGGATGCCCGACACATTCAACCATAAGACTGAGCCACCACTACCAGTAACAGTTATGGTGATGGGCGATGAGATATCGTTCGGTGAGTTCAAAGACAAACTTGGCGTGATGGATGAGACGCCAGACTATCTGCCTACATTTGCAGATGACATGACCAAGGCGTTGATGGGCAATCGTCAGCACCGATTCCAAATCATATTAGACAAGAACGTAAGTGGAACAGGCTGCCTGCAGCTAGCTAGAGCAATCACTGACCAAAAGATCTTAGACGAACCACGTTGGCGTGCCACGTTATCTATTGCTAAGTTCTGCATGGATGCCGACACCGCCATACATGATGTATCTAGAGATCACCCCGACTACCACCCTGACGAGACAGTCGCCAAGGTACAACTAATCAAAGGCCCTTACACATGCGATTCGTGGGAGGCTATCAATCCATCGGGTTGTGCTGGCTGTATCCACAAAGGCAAGATTAAAAGTCCTATTGTTCTTGGCGCAGAGATTGCCGCCGCTACAGCAGAGGACAACACGGTTGAGTACGTGACGGAAGAGAAGACGGTTATCTACGATATCCCCGAATATCCTTTTCCATACTTCAGAGGTAAGAACGGCGGCGTCTACCGCAAGTCAGATGATGACGACCCCGAAGCCGACTTGATTTACGAACATGACCTGTATGTGGTCAAGCGATTGAAAGACCCGCAAGCGGGTGAAACCATTTGGATGCGTCTGCACACCCCTCGTGACGGCGTAAAAGAGTTTGCGTTGCCTGTGGTGGATTTGCTGACAACAGATAAGTTACGCGAGAAGCTGGCTTGGTTTGGTGTTGTAGCGTTGAAGAAGCAAATGGAAAACATCATGGCCTACATCGTTCGTTCGGTGAAGGAGATGCAATACAAACAAGGAGCAGAGATTATGAGGACGCAATTCGGCTGGACCGAAAAGGACAAATCGTTTATCTTGGGGGAGAAAGAAATTACCGCGCAGGGTGATAAGTACAGCCCACCATCTAGCTACACGGCAGAACTTTC